GTGTCACAGAAGTCCTTGATGCCGGGGTTAGGGAATGATTCCATCGCGGTCGTCTGCAATGAAATGAAGTTTATTCCAGGAATGGCGAGGATTGGCCTCACCTGATCTATCGTCAATGACTTGCGCTTCGATGTGCTGTGATTGTCTGCGCTATGACTATTCCGGCCAGCATTCCAGCATATCGCCACATTCAGCACGCCTTCGCTGCGAACCTTTGGCGACCTGTTGCGCCACTCCACAAGACGGGACTCTTGGGCCTTAATGTAAGGGCCAGACCACGGCACGTTGTAACTCTTGGTCTTGAAGATAAATGGCAGCGAAAGGATGGGAAGCTGCATGTCGATGGTTTCAGGATCAACCATACCCCATGGCACGCAATTGATGCTCGGCAGGTTTTCTTTGGCCAGTTCCAGCATTCCAGGCATGCATTCGAAGGTCACATCGCAATTAAACTTCTCTTTAATCATCGGCAAATAACGCATCATAACGAAGGCGTCGCCGAGACCCATCTCATGCGATACCACCAAGCGGATATCCTTCTCACCGCGCCATAAAGGCTTTTCGAAGCGTTGCAATGGAAGAACTTGCCCGACATTGGTGAGGTTCGGCCGAAGACGCGACTCGAGATATTCCCATCCCTTTTTGTAATTACCAATGACCAAGAAACCGTGCGCTGCGTTCCACATCGACTCAAGCTTCAATACGCATGGCTTTTGGACAGAGAAGCCTTGCTCGCCGTGATACGCGATCCGTTCCGGATTGAATTCATCTTCTTGGAAAAAGCACGATAACAGGAAATGTGGCATGCCCATCTGCGGATCGAGTTCGATTGCCTTCTCGCAGGCCATACGCATCTGCGGAATTTGACCATTGCGACGATAAGCGAACCCCAATAGAGCCCAGAGGAATGCATGGTTGGGCTGCAAATCGATTGCCTTCTCATAGGCTGCGATAGCCTCGGGGAATTTATTACAGTTGAGGGTGATTTCAGCAAATATGACCCAGGTACCAAAATCATCTGGGTTCAACCGCGCCGCCGTCTGGGCGTGGAAGAATGATTTGTTGATCAAGTGGTCGCGCTCCTTGGCCTGTTCGCAAGCGACGATAGCAAGGTTCAAGTGATATTGAGGGGTATGTGGCGACAATTCTATCGCTGCAGTGAACTTCTCGGATGCCAAAGCAAGATCATTAGCCTGTTTAGCTTTGCATCCATCTTCGAAAAGCTCGTTCGATTTCAGAAGTTCTTGCGGTGTCATTTAGTGATCCTTTCCTCTGCGACAAAGAGCATATCTTCCAAGAACTTCTTTAATTCCATGTTCGCTGGGGCTATCTGCATCATCCGTGCCAGTATCTCTTCCGGCATCTGGTACATCCGCAGACGGGAATAGAACGTGAATAAAACCGGAAACTTCCGCAGACCGATATAGGTGAGCATCAATTCGAGGAAATGCTGTCCCTTGACTGTGCCGGGCGAGATTTTACCCACCAGCTTAATGATATCCGCGTCCGACATGTGGCGATGCATATTAAAGAAACCGTGATAACCGAAGGATGGCGCATTCGGCACCGCGCGCTCGTAGGCGAAACGGTCGGCTAATTCTTCGGACGGGAATTTAATCCCCTTCATCTCTAATTTTGCGCGCCACTCTTGGCCTATTTCAGCATCGAGGGATTTGCTATGGGCAAACTCTGGGAGCGCCGTGACCGTCTCCATAAGCTTCTTAGACATCATAGCGAACCCGCCATTTCCTATATTCTTGCCTGTTGGCATCCACGGCCAGCGCGCGCCGATATAGTCGTATTCCATGAATTCAGGCGTCCACATGCTGGTGTCGGTTATGGCTGCGTCCCAATCGCACGTGAGCATGTGGGTGGTGGTCATAAGGGGAGGGAGTGCTTTGAAATAGTCCTGCCCGCAGTTATTGGCTGCACCGGTCTTTTGGATATAAACCACCTTTGCATTCGCGTGGAACCACTCGCGGGTCTGCTCGGGAGTGCCTTCGGAGAAGAATATCGCGTCGCCGAAATGAACTGTATCAAGACAGCGTTTGAAGGATTCAAAGGTTAGTTGGAGGTCGGGGCCAGCGGTGACAAACAAAGTGACTTCTGGAAGGTGAAGGCGTTGGGTCATTCGTCACCACGCACAACACACGACTCATCTATAATTCTCACGGGTTCGCCTATTTCCAATATAATCGTCAGTTTTTGAGGGGCGCGGTTATCCCCAGTAGAGACACCCAGAATTTTGTAAATCTCAGACAGCAACTCTTTGCTGCTCTGTTTAATTTCTTTTGGCATCCTTAATCCTCAAATTTTATGACGGGTAATGCACGACAACGGCAGTTAATCAGATCGCCTGGCTTACCACGTTGTCCTGTTTTTTCGTCGATGATTGGCGGTTGGTCGACTCGGAATATACGGCCTGAATATGAGATGTGCAACTTTCTTGGCTTTTGCCCACCTGCGCTATGCAGCCATTCGTATTCCTTGATACCCAGCTTATCCATGCGAGCGAAATTGAGGTTCGAAAACGCTTTTCTCGTTTGGTCACGGGCAATCACGCGCGCACGCCGCAGGGTAATGCCTTCCTGCTTTTGGAGAAACGGAACGAGGTCTTGTAGGCCGTTGCCGGTTGTAATGCTCCGCATCACTGCGGATTGCACTTGCGTCAAATAATCGCTCGATATGGATTTTATAAGCGCGACATTCTCGGCCACAGTGGCGTTTAGGACATCGTATATATCTCCGCTAATGGCGTCTGTTTTAAGAGTTAGGCCATTGGACAGATCTTTTAGGCTGCTTTTTAGTGCCAATGCGCTCGTCCTGTCGGCTTGGTTTGTCATGGTCTGCGCTATGGGCTTTGAGGCGATATTGAATATCCTTTGGAACTTCCGGACAAACTCGTTCGTCAGAACCTTGGCCTCTGTGGATATTGAGTCTTGTGAATAAAACGCTTGCGCCGTTTCTCCTACGAATAGCTTGTGAACCTCGGCCTCGACATGCGCGCTCATAGCGCGGATAAGACTTGCCATGGCGTTGTAATATCGCATCTCCAATGGCGCGCTTGGATTTAACGCTTTGCCCCTCAGCATCTTCGGTTTGCGTTGGTCGCGCCATGCGCGCTGGATCACGGATACCATGAGGGGTCTCGATAATGTTCGGGCAATGGAGGCAAATCCATTTCTACGCCCTTGCAGTGGTGGGTGCAATCGGAGAGAAATTTCAGCACCCCGTTCCTCAGTCGGTAATGACATACCGACACAATCACTTTAGGGTTCTGCACCCTACGCTGAATGATATGCATTTCAGGAGAGAATGTGGGGGCACATATCTGGCCATCCCATTCCCATTGTGCGCCGGTCTGGGGGTCTGCGTGATCGGTGAAAAACATGTGTAGCCCCTGACAAGCGGGGCAGTAATGACGCAGGCCGCCATTAACGCGATGGAGAAACTGACTGATCTGCGCCATGCAATCTCATGATTTTTCGTCGGCCTCGCTCTTATCCGACTTGATGCCTCCGGTCTCGTCCTGCTCGCCGGACAAATCCATTATTTCCGGCTCGCGCTCGCCGAGACCGTCATAGCCTGAATCCTTATCATTCATCAAGCGATTGCGCTCGTCGACACCATCGATGGATCCTGAATTTACGAGGTTGTTTCCAACGCGCGACTTGATTTCATTGATTTCGGCCTGCTCTTTAGCATCCGGCGTATCGCATGGGTTCCACTTGATGACAGGCTCCCAATCGGCGGGGACTTTACTGCCAAACTTCGGGCGAACCTCAGAAGCCAAGAGTAATTTGTGGTGTCTTTCCAAAAGCGGCTGCATGTCGTTTGCTTGGATAGATTCCAGAAACTCATGGTAGCTGTCCGCATCGTATTCACCCTCTGAACCGAGGCCGCCTTTGGGGCTTGTGCCCATAATCTTTGTGGTTGGGCAATCGGCAGCAGCGCATGCGATTGTGTATTGCGTCATCGTCACTTCGTCAAAATCAGACAGAGCCGTGTCGAATTGCTCCATTTCGTCTTCCAGCCCACCGATCTTCACACCGTAGTTATCGCGCATCTCGGCAAAGAAATTGATTTTCTGTAGGAAGCCGGTCAGGTTTGCCATAGCCTGCGTAATATCAACCTTCATAAACGTCGTGCGCTTTGTCAACGCGAGCTGGGGTGCCTCATTCGCGGTGCGTTCGGCTGCATAAACCCGTTCTGCCACCTTTTGTGGAACGGGGATTCCTCCGTAATAGTAAGTGGGCTTGAGGACGTCGGCGACTTGCCCATTACGGATGATGATCAGATGGGTTCGGTGAATACGATTACCGTTTACGCGCCACCATGTTGGCTCATAGAAATGGATGCTTGCCGGGTTAGCTGCGGCCTCGAAATCCAATTCCGGGGTAATCCAATAGGGATCAACCTGGGCGATGCCTTTGTATGTTCCAGGCTTTACACTATCGATGTCGAAGGGTTTTAGATAATAATCCTTATCGTTGGTCTCAATCACGGGGAGAGCAATACGGATACCGAAAACCCTGTTGAACTTAACAAACTCCACACATGATTTCTTGATACCGAATTCCTTGTCCTTCTTGCGGATAAACGACAGGACTTTCGGGTCAATCTCTGTTTCATCGTCCGTTGCCAGTTCGAAACCATGCCGCATGGCGTCGCGGGCAGGGACGGTGCATATCTTGTCGATAAACCAATGCTGCGCGAGCATGGCGCATATCTGATAGCCCACAAACCCTTTGCTGGCGTACCAAGCCAATTGACCCAATGGGACGGTATTGATCGGGGCCAGTTTATTCATCGACAACACATTGCCAGCACTCGCATCGTCCATTGCGTGCGACATGCCTGGCGCGGCGGCGGTTATTTTGTAATTATCACCATCAAGTGTCTTGCCTTCGTGGTCTATGGCTTTGAACTGGTTGGGCAATACCTGAAAGCTCTGTTTAAGAACCGCGTCCCAATCGAGATTAGCAATGTCGATCGTTCCGATTTCTGTTGAAAAGAATGAATTGCGCGGCATTGGCTTCGGTGCTGGAGCCAGTGTTTGTTTTTTGAACCAAGGAAAGTTCATGCGAATAGCGAGTTCCTAGGACGGGCGTGGCCTACCGCCAATGCAAGCGCACAAACACAGTCGTCGTGCAGACCTTCGGGAGCAGAATACTTCACGCCAGTCCGCGAGTAAACAAATTCGTATGTGTCAAGTTCCTGTTTGATTATCCCGTCAGGAAAACGAATCTCTTGGCTTTGAATGACGGCCGCCAATCCTTCCATCATCGCTTGCTTGCTCTGGGCGGTGAACTTCACGCCCTCGTAGGTCGATATGCCGCCCTGCCGCTGCAATGATTCGACAATCGGATCGCCAACACCGGTGGAGTCGACATATGCCTTGGTATTTCCTACCAGCTTCTTGATGCGGTTGAACGTTTCATTCCACGGGCTCTGCCATCGTTCAAAGCGACAAACGCGCTTCTGTCGGTCCAGTGCAATGGCGACTGTCCAATCCACAGACTTTGCTAAGTCGATGCCCCACACCATAGGCGGGTCATTCGATAGTGGGCCAAGACAGCGAGCAATCGCGCCAAGTCCGAACGGATTGCCACCGTCGTCGCTGGGCTCGGCCTCATACAGTTCTTTGAAAACATGCGGCGGGAGCATGGCGCGGGCATCTTCCACCTCCTCCATCGATATCACGCCTGCATTAACGGCATCCAACGCGGTTATCTTGGAATAATGCATATTCGTATCGGGCTGGCCCATATCCGCCTCGGCTTTGCGTGCCATGCGATAAAACCAGTTCTGGCGACCTTTGACGTTGCCAATGACGCGCAGCCACCCATTTGTGGCCGTCAGCGTGGTGCGCACGGCGTGGAAAGCCTCCTCCCGCACACGGCTGCCCTCGTCGATTACCGCATCGAATACGTCATCGCCGTATAAACCGTCGGGGTCTTCGCCCGATCGGAAGTGCAGCAATCCCTTATTAGGCAGTTCAATAATGCGGTCGGTTTCCCAGCACCGTATCAAATCAGACGGCATGCCCCGTTTTATGCGCTTGTAGGCAATCTTTGCTTGGGTGACGACGGGGGCTATCCACCAACGATTTTGGCCAGCGGTGCCCTTTAGCCCTCGCTCGACAAGCCAACTCATGCCGCCGACGGTTTTTCCTGCCTTGGTGGTGGCCTCGCAAAAGCTATAGCGTTTATCGTTAAAAAACGCGTCGTATTGCTTGGGGTAAAGTTTAGGGCGTTCCCACGTCAGCGTCTTCGGCCTTTGGGCCTGCGATTTGTTTGGAGATTCGGTCGTCATTTTCATCCGTACCAAAGGCTAGGGTGAATACCCCGTCGAGGGTAATTGGCGTGGGGTTGTTCGGATCACCGCCATGGGCGACTGTCTGCTTGGGCTTGCCCTCGATGCGGTCCAAGCCCTTTTCCAATGCTTCAAGCCATTCTTCCCCGCCGATGATAGCGGCTGCCTGACGTACACACGCGATGTCGATGCTGGACAGCTTCATTCTCGCCGCGCTATCGCCCACCAGCGCAGCAATCTCATCGCCGGGCATTGCAAGCCAACGCTGCAGTCGGTCTCCATAGCGTTGCCAGCCAGCAAGGTGGCCATTCTTTCCCTCTGGGTTTCGGGCTTCTCCCGGTTTAGCTGGGCCTTCGAATCCTGACATATCCTACTTATCCTAAATGGTTGATATTATTGGCGTTGTGCCACGCATCACGCGCATAGTCCAAACACACTTGTTTCGCCGACTGTGCATCACCTTTGCGGTGTCTAAATCCCAATTGGGCGATGACAATCCTTTCGCCGTTAAGCATATACCAAGGGAAAAATTCATAAGACCTCGTTACGAAAGTATACCCGTCAATGTTAGAGACCAATTCTTTGGTTACACGTTCGCACCCATAGGGATCACGGATATACATAATCTAACTCCTTGATTTTTTAAGGACTTCACGCACCGCTTTTGCTTCCTTCGGGCTTAACGATACCGTGACGTGTTCGCTGCGGTATTTCCGCATGTATGCCCGATGGCAGGACAGACAATATCGCTGTCCGATGCGCGGATTTTTTGCACCACATTTCGAGCAAAATTGTTTCATAGAAACAATCATAGTTTAACCCTCGGTAATTTCAAGCATTTAGTGAAACACTTATCTCATCGAAGGTGCGCCCGTCGCCTTCGAGTATCGCGGCCTTCCCCGTCAATTGGGCTTAACGGCGGCATATCAAGTCAACATAATTGGGGGCCAGTTCCATAGCAAAACAAACGCGCTCGGCTTGTTCGGCTGCGATTAGGGTCGAGCCTGACCCGGCGAACGGCTCATAAACTAAATCTCCTTTTTCCGAGTTATTTAATATCGGGCGCCGCATGCATTCGATGGGTTTCTGAGTGCCGTGCCCTGTTTGTTCTTCTCTTTCGTTACCACCAACGGGGTTATTATTATTAATCTCCCATAGCGTGTGTTGTTTTCGGTCTCCTTGCCAGTGCCCCGTACCGCCTTTTCTGACCGCGTAAAAACAAGACTCGTGCTTCCAGTGGTAATGGCCTCGAGACATTTGAAGCTGCTGTTTGGCCCATATTATTTGGGTATAAATTTTGAACTCACAAGCCTCTAAACTTTCTTGTACCTCTCGCGCATGTATACCGCTATGCCATACATACGCCACGTCTCCGGGAAACAGGGCCCAAGCCTCGCGCCAATCCGCGATGTGGTCGTTTAAGACAAGGCCATTATTTCTTTTTCCTTTCCCGCCATCAACCTTCTCGCGCCAGCTTGGATCGTATTCAACCCCATACGGTGGGTCTGTGACCATAAGATGTGGCTTCGCTCCATTAAGAAGCCTTGAAACGTCCGGAGCCGATGTAGAACTGCCACACATCACCCGGTGCCCCCCAAGCAGCCATATATCACCCGGTGCCGAGGTGACCTTATCGCGCAATGGTGGGGTTTCTTCGGCCTTTTCGTCGTCGAATTTAATGGGGATTTTCTTGATCCATTCGTCGGACATGCCCCAAGCCTTTAATTCGTCGAGTTTGAAGTCCGCGCCGAGCATCTCGAAATTAAAGTCTCCGAATGGGAGGTTATCGGTAATCAATAAACGCCGGTATTCCTCTGGGGTTAGCTGGCGGTGCGGAATAAGCACCGATATTTCGGTTATGCCAAGTTCCTTGAATATATCTAGCCTCTGGTGTCCGCCAATTAACCGCATATCCGGCTGGACGATGCAACGCTGGTGGTAGCCGAGGTCAACAATGCTCGATTTTAGCTTGTCCCGCGCCCCCTTTGAAATGGTGCGTGGATTCCGCTCATAGGGCTTTAAGGCCGAAACCGGCACCGTTTTTTCAGTCCATTGGATCATGGTTTATCCATCTTAATCAATGCGTCACGCAATAACATAACAATTTTGTTTGAAAGCGGACGCCCATCCAATATAGCCAATTCCTTTAATTGTTTCAATAGGTTAACAGGAACCCGAAGGCTTATGGTTTTGGTCTCTTGCTGCATGCTGTATCTTTCTGTATTTTTTCTGTTGACAAAGCAATAGCAGATAATTTATTGTGCGTCAATATCAACTGGCTGAAGGAGACAGCAATGACCGAGAAATACACACAAGGCGAATGGCACTTAGAATATAGTAATGTGCTGGATAGCATGACCTATCATGTTTATCGGCAAGACAATGACTTGCGTTCGCATCTTTGCAGCGTAAATCAAGGAACAATCTGCAATGAACACGGCAAAGCAGAAGATTATGCCCGTCTTAT